AGGAGATCAAAGGATCTGCGGTAATATCAAAACCGCGCGAGGTAGCTTTAGGAAAGCGCCCGGTAGTCCAGGTTTCATTGGGACCAGTGGTGGTTGGAGCGGTTCGCCCACACCCTTGTCCCCTGGACCCCGATACAACCATTGCTGGAGTGAGGCACAGGTTTCTTAAGAAACCGCCCACGCCTGAGGAGTCGCTCCTGAAGAAGTTCAGATTGCACTGCAGGCGTGTTTGCCGGAAAGAATTTACCCCCATTTCTTCCGATGCTGATGTGAGCGTTGAGCAATGGCTAAGCCACACAGATTACCCCGACTGGAGACGCAAAGAACTCCGGGTTCAATGGGATGGCGTTGCGAGTATGTGGGACCCAGATAAGTCCCACCGCTACTTCCGATGCAGCTCCTTCATGAAAGATGAGGATTATCCAACCTACAAGCATGCCCGTGCTATCAACTCACGGTCTGATGCGTTCAAGTGTGCTGTGGGACCTATCTTTAAGCTAATAGAAGAGCAAGTGTATCGACACAAAGCCTTTATTAAGCATGTTCCTGTTTCGGAACGCCCTGATTACATTATGGGCTATCTGAACCGTGACGGAGCCAAATATGTCGCCACTGATTATACAGCTTTTGAGAGTCTGTTTGTGCGCGAGTTGATGGAAGCCTGCGAGTTTGAGCTATACTCGCACATGACGCAACATTTACCCGCTGGCGGGGAATTCATGCGCCTGGTACGCGAAGTGCTAGGTGGGCGAAATTTGTGTGTCTTTAAGGACTTCAAGGTGATGGTAGATGCCACCAGGATGTCCGGCGAAATGTGCACATCCCTAGGCAATGGGTTTTCGAACCTTATGCTTATGCAGTTTGTCTGTGAAGAGGCAGGCTGTAGGGAAGTGTTGGGAGTGGTTGAAGGAGACGATGGTCTCTTTACCATGATCGGGACGCCCCCGACCGAAGAGGATTTTGCCCGAATGGGCTTATTCATTAAGATGGAGGTGCACGACACCATCTCCACCGCATCCTTCTGTGGCATTGTATTTGATCCGACTGATCGGGTCAATGTCACAGACCCACGCAAGGTTTTAACTAATTTTGCTTGGGCGCAACGACAGTACGCACGCGCGCGTCATACAAAGCTCATTGCTTTGTTGCGTTGTAAGGCTCTTTCCATTTCATTTCAATATCCGGGTTGCCCCATCATAGCCGAACTTGGTAGCTATGGGGTGAGGGTCACACCGCACATCTCTGTGAGAATGCGGAAGATGGCCAACCGAAAAGGCTTCATGGACTCATATACGCGTGAGAAATTGATTGCCGCCATGCAAGCGGGATGCATACCGCGCAGGGAGCCACCTCGGAACACGAGGCTCCTTGTAGAAAAATTGTATGGTATTACCGTTGAGGTACAGCTCTCTATTGAGTCTTACCTCAGCTCCCTAACTGGGATTCAACCTTTAGATCACTGGAGTTTTCGCATGATCCTACCCCCACTGTGGTATGAGCATGCGATGCGTTACTCCTTTGCTAGTGACAGGTTGGATGTGAATCTTGAGATTCCCGCTGAGAGTTACCATCACCTCGCAGGCCTTTGCCGCGAGTGGGACGTTGAGGATATGCCGGATGGACTTTCCAACCGAAGGGCGTGGAGCACGCCTGAACAGCTCTATGGGAAACCCGCGATTTCCCATTGCCGGAACCTGACACCTGCATAAAAAGTAACAGAAGGGAGGATCGGGATCACCTCTAAGATCGCCCCGGGGGAAACACGACAGCACCCGAGCCAGAAGACCTTAAAAGACGGCAACTTCCGAC